ACTCTTCGCGTGTAAGATCTTTTCCTATCTTCTTCTCTATATACTGTTGTCCTTTATTTGTAAACAAGTTTTTTGCTTGTACACAATAAGGACAATTATCTTTCGTATAGATCAGTACATTCTTAACCATCGTTTGTTACTTTGCTGTAAATACCTGTTGATCGATTTTTTGGATTACCCCAAACGGCATTTGCTTTGACTCTCATCAAGCGACACTTTGTGCTTGGACCAGGAACAGTAATCCACGGATTCTGCCCTTTACGCCAAGCTTCGAGTTTATTAAAAGCAACTTCGCCTTCACTTCGTGCTTGACGAACTTCTTTCACACCTGCAACAATATTACGACGTTGACCTTTCGAAGTGACTGTCTTACGTGTTCTCTTTTTACCCATTATAACACCTCATTTTTATTGTTCATATACCATTATATAACACGTTTCTCAATTAATGTACACAGTTCATGTTCTCTATCAATATACTTATATTCGACCTGAGTAGGCTCCCATTCTTTCATGGCTTCAAAGACATCTTGAGTATTCAAAGCACTACATGTATATACATCGAGTTGAGCGAGAGCGGGTTCGCACTCATCCCAAACATGCAGTGCGATATGACTCGTTTCAATAATAGTGACGGCAGTCAAACCACGATTACCAACCATATCAGAATAGACTGCATATGGTCCCATTAAAATTTTCATATCAATTTGTTCAACGAGTTTTTTCATCCACGTTTCAATGGCTTCTGTGCATTGTGGCGGATTCTTGAGCTCAGCTCTCACAATCAAATGCTTATGTTCTAGTACCTTACCCACCTCATAAATTCTCCTGTTCGGGGTTGAAAAGCAAAGCCTTTACATGGCTTGTTTGAATTTTACACGATACCCAACTGTTATAGTATTGAGGATCTAAGATAGCATCTACATCAAATATGTATTTTGTTTCGAAGTAATTACATTCTCCGCGACCCTTACAGAGTCTTAAAATCGTTCTACGAAAGTTATCTTTTCCGTAGTGATCAATGTCTTCTTTGAGGGAAGTTGAAGAACCGTAGTAGTCTCGCCAATCGGACTCTACGCGAATCTTCTTTCGTTTACCTTTGACAGTTTTGTATCCAGCTTTTGTTAGATACTTACGACCGATATATTTCCTGCCGTTTACCAAGTTTTCAATCAAATATATGAAACCATAATAATCTTCGACTTCAGTAAATTCTTTGTCTTCGTATAACCAATTCATAGATCACATTCCATCAGGAGAAAGATCTATTTATTCTTCATATTCTTCGTCAAATGGATCTTCAAGGTTAAGTTCTGCAGAACAATACGGGCAATATTCAGGCAGAGCGGTATTTTCTGTGATGATTTTAAATTCCTCATCACATGAGGGGCAAGTTATCCAATCCATTATAGCGTAAATCCTTTAAACGTGTTTTCATCAACATCTTTTTTCACTCCGCCAATCACATAGCTAGTAATTTCTGTTTCTTGAGGTGCAACCTGCACATCAGAACCTGAAATCCACTTCTGTGTCCACGGCAAAGGATTCGCTCCAGGTTTACCATTCAGTCCGATAGCGCCCATTCGTTTAGCCGCGATATGATCGACATAATTACAAAGAAGCTCTTCATTGAGACCAATCATGGAACCGTTCTGGAAAAGGTAAGATGCCCAACTTTTCTCTTGGTCGACCACACGATAAAACATGCCGATACACTCATCTCGTGTCTCTTCTTGTATGCGAGCAAAGTCTGGATCCTCTTTCGGTAGAATTTTGAGGAGCTGTTGTGTCGAGGCAAGGTGAACGTTCTCGTCCCGCGCGATGAGCTTGATGATCTTGGCGTTACCCTCCATCTTCTTAACTTCGGCGAAAGCCCAGCTACACGCAAACGAGACATAGAACCTTACTCCTTCAAGAGCATTCACAGCATTCAAACACAACCATAAGGCTTTCTTATGGTCGTAGTGCGCGTTACCGCCATTCCATCTGACATTAAAACTAATTAAGTTATCATAGTATTTGCTAATATCATAAGCGCAGTCAGCTATTTCTTGGATGTCGAGCATCTCGTCAAATACCCTTGACGGATCTGAATAAACGTTTCGAATGATATGAGTGTAGGATCGACTATGAATCGTTTCGGAAAATGTCCATGTTTGGATCCAGGTTTCGAGTTCGGGGAGCGAACAAATCGGTAGAAACGCCAAGCTAGGCGCACGTCCTTGTACAGAGTCAAGAAGAATCTGTCTTTTGAGATTGCTTGTGAAGATGTGCTTTTCATGGTCGGTTAACCCTTTAAAGTCTTTGCCGTCTCTCGACAGATCTACTTCTTCTGGACGCCAAAAAAATCCGAGTTGTTTATCTGTCAACTTCTCGAATATATTATAACGTTGCTTATCATATCGGGCGATATTTACTGGTTTTCCGAAGAAACAAGTCTGTTCTGTAGCATCAAACATTTCGTTTGAAAAAACGGTCATTCAACTCTCCAAGTATTGGTGTTTAGTTTGATATCTTTCGGCCAATCGCCTTCAGTATATGATTTATCATGAAATCGAAGTTCATTCGTAGGCATAATAGTCAGTCTGCCGTTATCTAATTCAATAAACATAAACTCTTTTGATTGTGATGGATGTTGTGAATATCCATCATTCATTGGAACCACTGTAAAAAGATAACGACCAAAAAGACCGTTCCTTCGAATCTCTGCTTGCTGACTGTGTAGATAACTATATATTAACACAGAAAACTGATCGCCGTAGCAATCCCATATCTGTGTATCTTCAAGCTGCCAAGTTTTCTCTGGATTTGGAGAGAAAGCTAAAGCATGAGGAGGAACTCCACGCCAAACTGCTCCACATTCCAGCATGACATGACATCCCCAAGAATGTCCAGCTTTGGCATGCAATGCAAACCATACACATGGTTCGAACGTATAAGGTTTGGCATCTTTACGAATGAACGAAGAATCTACCCAACAATAGATATGATGCGGAAGATTTCCTGATCCCGTATATAACACTACCAATCCTTCGCTTCGAGCCACTCAATTTGGTTTTGAGGAACCGTTCGTATTTCAATTTCACCTGTTTTGGTGTCTTCAATCGTGAGTTTCACCGCAGTCGAATTTGGGCTTGTTTCATGTTCATGAACAAACCAAATTTTGCCAAGATCATCCCACATGTCATTATCTATTTTAATATATTGCATTATCTTCCTTGCCCACGATACGCTTTGAAATTTCTTTTCTTATGCTTGTTCATTGACGAAAATTTAGGACGACGTGTGTCCTGAGATGTTCCTGTTACGATTGAAACGTGGCGTGTGGCTGCTGCCGATGGTGCTTTTGCCATGTAATACTCCTGTTAGATTTTACAAGAGTCACAATCCTCATCATCTAGTTGCCCTTGTGCGAGTGGTTTGAGTTCATCAATTTCACCAGCACCGTCAAAGGTGTTGAAGTAGTAAAGTGTTTTACCACCGTACTTGTAGTGCATCAAAATATGTTTGATCATCTCAGACATCGGAATCTTTTCATCCTCATAGTGACGAGGATTATAAGAAGTATTGACTGAAATTGCTTGATCGATAAATTTTTGTAGGACTGCCATAATCTTCAGATAACCTTCTGGAGACTTTTGATCCCATAGTAACTCATATTTATTCTTTAACCTTTTTAACTCAGGAACAACTTGCTTGAGTACGCCGTCTTTCGATTGCTTGATCGAAATGAGTGCACGAGGTGGTTCGATACCATTGGTCGAGTTGGAGATCTGTGCAGACGTCTCAGCTGGCATGAGAGCCATGAGAGTCGAGTTACGAATACCAGATGATAATGCCCGACTTGCAAGTATACTCCATGGCATCTTATAGTTTGGCTCTACAAGTTCATCAACTTCTTTCTTATATGTATCGATTGGCATAGTACCATACGCATATTTCGTCTGATGATCAAGAGGACATGAGCCTACTTCTTCAGCCAAGTCGACCGAGGCTTTAATAAGATAATAACTCCATGCTTCAGCATACTCGTGAACCAGATCAAGGTTTGGATCAGAATAATTAGTGTCGTTACGAGCCAACCAATAAGCAAAATTGATGATACCAATACCCAAAGGACGACGATTCCGAGTACCAACAGCAGCGGCTCGAACAGGATAGTCCTGATAATCCAGTAAGGCATCAAGAGCGCGTACTGCAAGGGTGCATGGCTTTTCGAAATCTGCTGGCTTTTTAATCTTTCCCCAATTGATCGCTGCAAGCGTGCAAAGGCTGATTTCGCCTGACTCATCGTGAATATCCTTTAACGGTGTAGTTGGTAATGTAATCTCACAACAAAGATTGCTCATCTTAATTGGTGCTGCTTCAGTAAACGAACCATGCTCGTTGGCATGGTCTACATTCATCAAATAGATTCGTCCGGTATCTTTTCGTTCTGTGACGAAGATTGAGAAGAGATCAATCGCAGGAATGGTTTTCTTTCTAACCTTACTACGTTCGTACTTTTCATAGAGTTCTCTAAAGTCGTCAACGCTTTTATAAAAGGCTTCATAGAGGTCCGGGACATCACTAGGTGAGAAGAGGGTGATATTACCTCCAGATAAAAGTCTTTCATACATTACCTTGTTAAATTGCACACCATAATCAAGATGACGAATGCGGTTATCTTCTGTGCCCTTGTTATTCTTTAGGACAAGAATATCCTCCACTTCGTAATGCCAAAGGGGGTAATAGAGAGTCGCTGCTCCACCGCGGACACCACCTTGGCTACAAGATTTAACAGCCGACTGGAAATGTTTATAAAAAGGAATAACACCAGTGTGACTAGCATCACCGTTGCGTATAGGAGATCCAACAGCCCTAATAGAACCGCCGCCAATACCAATTCCGGCTTTTTGTGAAACGTACTTAACAATCGCAGAAGCTGTTGCATTTATGGAATCCAGTGAGTCATCAGTTTCGATAAGTACGCACGAACTAAACTGCCGTTGAGGTGAGCGCACGCCTGCCATAATAGGAGTAGGAAGACTAATGTCAAATTTACTAATAGCATCATAAAGGTCCTTTACCCATTTCATTCTATCTATTTTATAATTTTGGAAGAGAGTCATGGCAATCAACATGAATGCCATTTGAGGTGTTTCGTAGAACTTATTCGTCACACGATTACGAATCAAATACTTACCACGAAATTGTTCCATGGCAGCATAGGTTAAAAGATTATCACGGTCATGATCGATGTATTTGTTAAGTTCTATCCACTCGTCTGGGCTATATGCGTCATAGATTCCCCAGTCATAGTAACCTGCAGTCGCAACTTCGAAATAATGTGTAAGTAGAGAGATTGGCTCATATTGTCCATAGACTTGCTTACGAAGATTATAGTTAATGAGACGACCAGCAACATACTGATAGTTAGGTTCATCTTCTGTGATAAGTTCTGCAGCAGCTTTAATCAAAGTTTCTTGAATATCAGAAGACTTAATCTTATCGTAAAATTGAATATGTGTTTTGATTTCAAGATCTGAAACAGAAACTCCGCTTAAACCTTCACAAGCATACAATGCAACCTTATGGAATTTATTAATATCGAGTGGTTCGCGAGTTCCATCACGTTTCGTTACTGTTATCATCTGATCTCTTTCTTAAACCAATCTTGCCGTCATCATATACGGTCCATACTAATTCTGTATCGATATCCCAACCCATTTCTTCCATGAGTTCATCTGATAGATCTATGTATAACTCACCATCTTCAGTTTCCTTGACTACGGTACTATATTTCATGGCAACATCTCTATTCGATAAGGTGCTTCGTCTTTCCACCATGGATCTTCAATAAGACCTTCTACAACCTCGAGAGCTTCTTCTTCAGACTCAACATCTGCAACGACGATATCATTTTTATTATATACTAACCAATTGATCACGGAAGTTTCCTTTCAAATTCTGCCTGTGCAGCCATACTCTCCAAAGCAGCCTTCACATCAGGAAAGTGCTGACAAATTATTTCCCAACATTGTTCAGCAACAATACGATGTTCTTTCTGAGTCGCACGATCCATACGCAACTGACAGTAATGAACCCATGAACGGAGCGAACCAGCCATCAGTATCGTCGATTCTGTCAATCCTTCTGGAAGTAATGCCCGAGCCTGTTCTTTTGCAATGCCAAGTTTGATTGCAGCATTATAATCTTTCTTTGCGTGATAGATCATACGACGTTGAATGTGTTCCCACTCGGTTTCTACAAACTTATCATCTACTTCAATTGAGTTCTGTCGATTCTTGGCGTCTTGTAGTCGTGCTTCTCGAGTGCCGAGTCCAAGTTCTTGAGTCGGGTCTGCATATCTCTGTGAAAATTCTTGGAAGGAAAAGGATCGATGGCGAAGTATTTGCCGAGCGATGTCACGAGTTGTTTTAATTTCCATTGATACATGTACCATCTCCAGTGGTGACCAGTGTTGGTTCTTGATCAGATATTGAACCAACTTTGGTGCTGTTGCTGTGTTATTTTGATTCGAGGGATTCGATACTCTTGCTGTCCATGCCACAAGTTCATTTGCAGTATTACATTCTGTATAGGCACTCGGTTTCGTCAATCCAATTAAATTCACTTCACTCATTTTTTACCCTTTATATGTGCTTCACAATACCGCTGGCCATTCGTGGCTTTATCACCAAGAAGAGTGACTTTCCATAGTTCGCCACTCGCAGTCTTCATTTCATATTCATCTATCTTTGTAATCGGCTTACTCATTATTAATCCTTATGATTACACATTTCATCACTTACTCTTGTCTTAAATACGTTTGGAAATAAACCATGAATAAACAATATTGCTCCCCAGCGCCACGATCTAAACATGTGCTTAAAATAACTTATGTTATTATCACTCAGATGAGACATCGAACGTTTTCACCTTTTGGAACTGTGGAAGATTTATATATCCATTCGCCTTCAGGTCATTGACTCGGCCGAGAGCATCGTAGTACTCAACGTACTGACCATCGTTATACCACCAGAAGTAATCCCACGGAGCCCAAAGACGAGGAGCACGTTGATA